TCCCCATCAAACCAGATCTTTTATCGCTTGCCATCGGCAGAAGTTCTCCCAGAAGTGTTGCTAAGTTGCTTTTATCTATTTGAACAACTTCACCATTTGATCTCTTTCCGAAAATAGTTACGATGTCACTTACCACCGGAACTTCGTTTAATTTTTTGTCTGCCATAATCGTATTTTTTTAATTATTTATTACTACTTGATTTTCTACCACTTGAACATATCCGCCCGAAACAAGATTTTCCAAGTCGAATGCCATACCTATTCCGCTGTCACGGATACAGAGATAAAGAACCTCCTTATCGGTGTAATACTTGCCTTCTTCCAACACCATGTTATGTACCCAAGGTATAGGATCATCCAGTGTGCCGGAGTGCTCTATCTGCACAACCTTGTACAAGGATTCCGTACCCGTTCCCGGCTTCCAGTCCTCCTGCGGTGTATGTTTCTGTATAACCTCATAGAGCGTGCCGCCATAGCGGAAGCGGAACTGCACATCAACCTCCGTACCTATCAGATCCTCCCATACGGGGAAGTACTCTTTCTTCGCCAATGCTTCCTCTACAGTAAGCCCGGCATTGTTAATATTTGCCGCAATATCGTTTAATAGTGTATCCACACGATCAAGTGCTTCAACATCTATCGCTTCCGTATCGATGAAGGACGCTTCGGCAATCATCTGCTCCTTCTGCTTTGATGTGATTTCTTTCCACATAGCCACATCCTCAGGACTGTTTATCAATACCTGATTCTCAAATCTTCGTTCCGACAGAGGCATATCTTCGGCCTGTGTCAGATAGCAATCATAACCTGCTTGTAATATCATTCTTGTTCCTCCTTTTCTTTCGTGTCCAAATAATCGTTTATGGAATCCGCATAAACTCCCGAAAACAACGGTGTACAATCACGTATAATTCGTATTTCCCGTTCATCGCAATCTACTTCTCCCTTGCCAGAGTAAATTTTATGAGCCAAAGAACTGGCGGCTATGCCCGGAACATTTGTGTATATGGCGTTAGCCAATGACTCCGCAATATCCATCTCAACCCTGATATCCTTCTTTATCCCTGTGTAACAAGGAAATTTTGTAAAATCTATTTTCATAATTTGTATTTTAATATTATAAATCCACCCATGTACTTCCTCCATTCGTTGACTTACGAATTCCGTTCCGCCCAACTGAAAAAATATAATTTCCACATCTTACATGCAGAGTATCATTCGCTGTTGAAACATCCCCGGTTGACGATACAGTTATACTTCCACTTCTAATTACCGTGTCCAAAGTACCTTGGTATAAATGTCCGTCTATTGACTGAAACCGATCGTATTTCATTTCAAACTTATCGTATTGCAGCAACAAGTTATCAACATTCACAGCCGACATATTAGTGCTGCCGATATAATTACTGCCTATGTTGAATCCACCGATTACGCCACCTGTAGCGGTTATTGTACCTGTGATATTCGCCTTCGTTGCGACAAGATTGCCATTCTGATCCACACGGAACGGAGCGTTTCCCGGAACCTTACCTCCGGCCCATATCCTTATAGGTGTTGTACCAGCTTCCTTGCTGCTTCCTCCTGTAAGACCGGCTACGACATTATTATTTGAATCCTTTATTATCAATTCGTTGCCTTGGACAAAATCAATACTTGCATTTTTTGCAATAATAAGACTTGTGAAAATAGGTGCCATTTCATTCACTGCCGTCCAATATGTAGTATTACCCGGACCATTCGATGATGAAGATGTGTGCGTTGACTTACACATATACATATCCCATCCGTATAACGAACTTGGACTTGTGTTCTTCTTGGCTACTATATCAATATATCGCGTTCCGCTTGTAAGGGATTCGTCATTTCTATACGTCACCCCGGTTTTCCATTCTGAACTCCGTATGATACAACCCTGTATTCCTTGTACACCATCTTTGCCATCCTTGCCATCTTCACCGGGTTTACCATCCACACCGTCTTTACCGGGTTCGCCCGGTTCAGCCCATACATCGTATTCGGCAGTGTTCACATCACCCGTCAAGCAATATCCACCATCATTGAAAGTAAACCGATTACCGGCATTGTCTGTCCAACACCATAAGGGAGGATTGGTAGTGGATACTTTGGCTACATAAGAGCCGCCACCCATCGAAACGACACCCATCTTGGGTACAACCATTCCAGTCCTAAACTGCCCCATCTGGGTGTAACCGTCACCCTTGTCACCTTTGATTTTTATCGGTGTACCCCATGCTCCGTCAGATGCGGACGCAGCAACCTTCTGCGACATCCATATGGCGGTACTTGTCGCATTTGTATGCCATCCTCCAGTAGTACCGTTCCCGGTAGGTACAGAAGGTTGGGAAGTGCTGTCATTATAAGTTATAAACACGCTCAATCCGTCAGAGCCGGCTGCACCATCAGCACCGTCCGATCCGTCCACAACCATCAATGCCCATGCTGTTCCGTTCCATATATATACACGACCATTATTGGTATCCCGGTATGCCCAGTTGGTCTGAGGATTGGAAGGAGGTGTTTGGAGATCTCCTTTCCATGCAATACTCAATCCGTCTTCCCCGTTCTTCCCATCAATTCCGTCAATAGTCATCTGATACCACTGTCCATCCTGATATACATATGATTTCTTATCAGTGGTATTCTTGTATGCCCACCCGTTCTGAGGATTGGAAGGAGCGGAGGAAAAATCACCTTTCCAAATGATGCTCGTTCCGGCTACGCCCTCAGCACCGTCAGCACCATCAAATCCGTACTTCGCCCAAAGGGCAGGAGCACTGAATTTACTCCATATACCATTTTTCTTCTCCCTCTCACTGATCCACTCATAAGGCAGAGAGCTGGAAACACCTACAGGATCATCATGCCAGCCGGAAGGCACATAATCGTCCGTCTGTGACGTGGAAGGAGTGGCAGGTTTACTCTCTGTTGTAGTATGGATGAATACCCTCTCATAACTGGTACCATCGCTTCCGTCCTTTCCGCTTTGAACCAAAAGTTCATATTCATCGGTATTTATCTCACCCGTCAGCACATATCCGCCATCATTGTAAGTAAACCGGTTGCCGGCATTGTCCGTCCAGCACCACAATGGAGGATTGGTAGTGGATACTTTAGAAAGAAACGAACTTCCTCCCATTGTAACGATACTCATTTTGGGAACAACCAAGCCGGAATACCACGGACCGCTATTGGTCACGCTCACCCCGTCCTTTCCCGGTGCCCCCGGTGTTCCCGTATCACCTTTAGAAGCAATCTCCAGCCAATCGCCGTTAGATCCCGGTGCAGCAGACGAACCATCCTCATTGATACACGCCCACATGCTTCCGTTATAAGACAAGCTGTCGTAGTAATCGTAATGTACGCCAGGTATATAGCCTTCCTCACGGAAATTCAAAGTCTGTACAGGTGTTCCGTCCGGCTTTATCTGCTTGATAATACCTGTCATATATATATTATTCAGATACATGGAGTAACCATCCATGTTTAACCCGAATATATTCAGATTGGAAAGGTCTCCATATTGCAGGGCAACATTGGCAGCGGAGATCTCCCATGTATTCTGCTTCCACAACATACGGGTGTAAGTCCTTGTTTCGTAGACTGAGGTCTGACGGTCTGCATTGGTAAAGTTACCGTATACTACGAAATTCATCATTTCAAACGGATCGAAATAAGAAGACCACGATGAAGATGTAGGACGCAACTGGTATTTGAATGTTTCGTTTCTTTTACCTGTGACTTCCGTGATTGTGAAATAGACCGTACAGAATCCGGCAAAACGTCTGTTGCCCTTCCCATCGTCATAATCCTCCGTAGCATTCCCGGTGATATTATGATAGATACCCATACAGATATCACCTACTGCGACAGCACCAATCTCACCATCTTCCAGCTTAAGCGTACATGTTTTGGTTCCTGTATCTACTGTTTCTATAATGCCGGCTCCGGGCGCACGCCACTTGTCACCCAGTGTGATCATCACACGATTGTATCTTAATTCGGGAACTTCAAGGAACCGGCGGATAAACATGCTCTCAAACTCTCCATGCCCTGTATCGAATATCTTGGCTCCGAATCCGGTCAAGCCGCTTGCAAAACCATTCTTCCCGAAAACAGCACCGGCAAACATGCTGAGAAGGAACTTAGTGGAATCCGCCACGTCCTTCCGCAAGAATATCTCTTTCAGTTTCTCCGCACTGTTCTCTATCTCAGTCATTACACGCAATGCGCTCATCACGTCTTCATCGGTGTAGGTAACATCCCTGTCACCCTGCTTCACAATGCGGTCTACCAAATTCCCGGCTATTTTCAGACCTTTGAGAAAATTGATTATGCCTTGCGCATCATCATCGTTCAATGCGGATAAGAACCAGTTCTGTACAGGTGTGTCCTCATCCAGCGTATATGCGGAATTGGCATGATCGGCATTGGTGACATCACCGCCGCCACCGCCACCCTGTATAATAGTTACAGAGCGGGGAACATACTTCCCATCACGCTCCCTCGGTACTACCCTACTTATGATTCTTATATCTGACTTTATCGCCATTCTCTATCATTGATAATGTTACTGTATTCTGCTCGTAATCCCATACACCACTTAACAGCATGAATTTCTTACTAACCATAGAATTGTCATACAAAACCGTGAAAGGATGAATGAGATCACTGTTTTTTAATACCTGAGTTAACTTGATTTTGGTTACCCGGTATCGGTTAATGATACGCCTGATCAACGCTTCTTCGGGGCGTACAAGCGTACCTTCTATTGCCGAATACAAGTTGTTTGTTAAAAAATTGCCATTTAAAAGAGCTTTGCTGTACGTTGCCCCGTCTTCATTATAACTACTTATGCCAAATTCTATCTCGTCAAGTTCGGACATAAATTTTTCATTGACTACATTCTCGTATACACGATCCCCGTTCTCACCTTCATCTACAACTCCGTCTTTTTTCTTATAATTCAGATTAGGATTCTTGTATATATATCCATAAAATTTTATACTCCCAGCTCCTGATTCAGGAGTAAATCCTATTTCACTTGTCCTTCTTATCTTTAATGATAAATCCCCTATAATCGGTGCATTATCCGGCAATTTAATAATATATCCAGACAGACCAGAATACGGCATATCAGGTGACTTGGTATTCTTAACAGTTAATGGAGAGCCTGCGCTTTCGTTTTCATATCTGATCTTAAATTCAGCCTCACTGTCAACCCACGAACTTCCATTCCAATACTTATCTCCTATCCTTAGCACATAAGTAATATCAGCATACCCGGATTTCCCCGAAGGCTTACAGAACGCCAAATTTGCATCATCCCACGGAACTATAATACTACCGTCAATACTTAATGCTCCATTCATCCACGCAGCTCCCTTAGCACCTTTTATCGCAACCAAATCCTTACTCATTGCCTCCCCCGGCTTTTCCTGAAACTGCTGCCCTTTCACTCTATCTTGAACGGCCAATGTCCATGAATAGTCAGAAATGTCAGGGATAAAATCCGATCTTTCCCACTTTCCCCCATATTCACTAATTTTTAGCAATGCGCTTCCGAAAGAATTATTCATTGCATCTTTCGGATCCTGTTTTCCCCCTGTATCTTCATCGTAAGAATCCAATTCCCATTTTGCAGGAATTAAAAACCTTTTGCGGACTACCTTAACATCGTCCCCTGACAGTTTATCATAACTTACACTTTGGTAACCATTTTCTTTCAACGTTTCTAAATCTTCATTCTCCACCAATTCATCAAAAACATTGTTTATCGCCTTAACAGTAACCTTATTATACCCAGGAAGCACATCTATTGTATGATCACTACCACCGAAGCCGATATCCTGAAGCAATACAGTGTTTGGAGTAACCATCTCATAAGTGACAAGATCCTCGCCATATGAAAAGTATTCCCCTTTCCAATCTGCATCAACAAAATACAGGCTACCTTCATAATCGTATAAGGTCCAATTAAAAAAACGACAAAAATACTCCAGTACCTCGTCCAACATCATCCCTTCTGATGTGAAGTTTTCTTCTGCGAGAGTTATCTCATCGAATATGTTTTTCTTTGCCGAATAATTCACTTCTGACGATCCATAGACATAAGGTATATATATCTTTTCATATCCCCCATTAGCTGATCTTATAATGTACCTTAAGAGGTTTATCGCCGTTATAAATCCATTCTCTGTCTGTTTCTCATATTGTATATTCTCAAGCGTTCCTATTGCGCTTATGCAGTTTATACTCAATTTATCCGCAATTGGCACATAAGCTTGAGTAAACACTTCCGGTTCCACATATCCCGTCCATAACAGTTTATTCCCTCTATACAATTTTACAGCAACATGGTGACTGTTTACGCTAAACAAGTCATTCAACAAACTATCAGTCACAATGGATACTGATGCTGTAGATGTCCGTACAGGCTCGTACACAAACTCTTCATCTGTCCCTGTTACGACAAATGCGGACGGTGCACCTGTCAGTGTTTCTATTTCACCTATATAATCCTCCATGTAGAATTTAATCTCCAAGGATTCACCGGCATAATTAAAAAATGGTAATCTATATCTCTGCATAGTTAAAATATTTTTTTTCCAGTCCTCTTACCATAATTTTTAAGCTGTAGATATGCAGTATCTCCATCAAGCTGCATCTTTCCTCCAACTTCCACCCTCACATTAGCCATTCCAGTTCCTCCTATCATATCCTTTAATTTACTTAAAGGCGCAATAACTTCCGGATTACTGCTTGCACCTGGGTATTCACCCACTTCTGCCAATGTCCTTCCAGACACCACGCCTCCATTTGCAAACTTCGGAATCACTGAAAACGCAGCAATAGCAGCAGCAATAGCAGCTCCTATTGCTATAATATTTGCAGGGAACGGAAGTTTTGCAGCACTCTTACCGGCATCACTCGCGCCTTCCGCCGTATTAGCAGCGACTTTTTTCCCCGCATTAACAACCTCCACACCTGTCGTTGCTGTATCTACAGCCGCCTCCGTAGTCGCATTGGTCACCTTGGCGGCTGTCGTTGCTGTATCTATCGCAGCCTCCGCTTCTTTTGCCTTCCCGAGCTTTTCTGTCAATTCCCTTAGGGTGTCTATAGTCTGTATTATACTCATAAAACTATCTACAGAATTGACCATCACATTCCATACTGCCATTATTCTCTCCCATGCAGACGCATCTTCATCATCCATTACATCTCTCAATTGAGTAAATGCACTAACCATTCTGTCTGCACTGGATGCTATATTTTTCACCCCTGAAAACATCCCTTGTTTCAACTCCTTACCCAAGTCCTTTATATCTTGCCGAACTTGGGCTATTTTCAGTGCTTTCTCTAAATCCGGCACATTAGCCATAGCTTTCGCGAGTTCCTCATCTAAAATTTTTCCGGCGTTTCTAGCTTCCTCCTGTAAATCTTTTGCATAGTCTTTCGCCAAATCAAGATTTTCTTGCGCGATATCTATGGTTGTTTTTTTATAATCAAAGGTTGTATCTCTTTCCTTCTTCTTTGTCGGGGTCCCCATTAATTGGGCATTCATCCTCATAGCTGTGATAAATGCCTGACCTTCAACACCAATTCCCGAAATGGAGCTGGCTGCTTTATCCATTTCTACCGCAAGTGCCTGTACATTCTTTCTGTATTGTTTTTCTGTTATTAAGCCATTGGCTTTCTGCGCACTCAATTCCGCAAGCCTCTTGGAATACTCTTTTTGAACATTTTCAAGCTCAACAGCACCCGCCAAAGCATCCTTTTGCCTTACTGCCGCATCTGCTGTTTCTTTTAATTTCTTGTAAAAATCACTCTCTAAAACTTTCCGATCGTTAGAGCCGCTAGCCTCAGCATACAACTTGATATTCAACTCTGCTAATGCCTTATTATATTCTGCCTGAGATATAGATCCTATCTTATATTTTGCCTCCAATTCAGACAGTTCTTTGGCTGACTTTTCTTCCAGTTTCTGCAATGTTGTTTTCTGGGCTTGCCCCTCTTCAATACCACCTTGGTCTATCTTATCAGGATTAAATCCGATAGCATTGGCTTTAGCGGTTGACTGCTCCAGTTTTGTATTTATATCTGCTAAAATTTTATTTTGTTCTATTATCTCTTTATCATCAAATTCAACCACCTCTTTTGCATTGCCCCACGCAACTCTAGCAGCCTCAAACCATATCCCAATACCTTTCCCTGCTTTTTCCCTATTAAATTCCGTATTCTGCTGATCTTGTTCTCTTTTTCTCTTTAATTCCGATATTTTATCCTCAACCGCCAATTTTTTCTGTGTCAAATAATCCACTTCCGCAGCAGCTTTCAAAAGTTCAACCCGTTCCGCAAACTTCTCATTCAAATCTCCTTGAATAACAAGATTTTTTTCATCTATAGAGTAGTTTGTATTAAGCTGCTGATTTATTTTAGACAAAGCCGCTTTACGCTCATCTATGCTACGATTCAAATCAGTCGCTATCTTATACTGTGTCTGTAGATTAACAATATCCGATGTATTGGTGCTCTTTCCTAATTCAGCCTTATAATCAGAGAACAAGTTTTTTATTCTCTTGGCTTCCTGATACATTACTACCAATTTCGCCACAACCGCACCGATAGCAGCTATTGCCGCAGTCGGAGCAATGGACACTAGAGCAGTTTTTATAGATTTTACAGCATTGGCAAACATCATCCTCATTGTAGAAGTCGCTTTTTGCGCTCTCCATGCAACTTCATCGAACGATTGCCCAGCTGCTTTTGCCGCGCGCCTAGCTGCTGCTTTTGCCGCTAATTCAGTTTTTTGAAAAGAAATGAGCAGTTTAGTAACCAAGCGACTAGTTACCAATACAGATATAGCAGTAACAACGTAAGTTATAAGACTTTGTATATTATCTGCCGCTGTTTTAATATATCCCGTAAGCCAGTCAATTATTGATTTATATTTACTTTGTACATCGGACTTATTGACCAGCCCGGTAAATGCATTTTTCAAACGATTCAGAGAAGCTTCCAAATTATCAGTATCCACATTAGGAAGCATCTCATTCAATGCATCCGCAAATCTTGGAAGCACATCCGCGCTCAATAATTTACCTTCCTTCAACAACTTATCAAGACCTGCAACACTCGTTCCTGCCGCTTTGGCCATAGCTTGCAAGGCTATCGGCAACCGTTCTCCCATCTGCAAACGCAATTCTTCAGAGCTTATCTTTCCTTTGCTCATCATCTGAGACAGAGCCAAAAATACACCATTGCTGTCCTCTGCACTCATGCCAAACGCAGCTGTTGCCCTTGACAGGGATTCAAATATTTTCCTCTGCTCTTGCATAGACATTCCCGATATACTAGCCGCTGCCGTAAACTTCGCGTAATTCCCAGTAAGAGCATTTATCTCTAATCCATATTTTTTCGCCAAATCTAAAAGATAACGCTGATTGTCTGCAAATTTGGACATTGACCCTGAAACATTCTTCAATGCGGTTGTTACCCTGTTTGTCTCTTTCGCCACCTCTATAAATCTAGTCACAAGATTGGACAATCCTATACCACCGACACCTAATGCAGCCGCAAAAGTCAGTATCTGAACCTGCATGGCCTGAAATCCTGCCTTAACCTGATTGGTCCCCTTTCTGAAATTCTCCGTCAGAAAGTTAATTGCTATTGAAAATGATAATCTACCGGCCATATTAATTCCCCCTACTCTTCCAGTTTATTTTATTTATATCAAACAAATCACCATTAAGGAACTTCATCAACTGTTCTTCATTCTCACGCATTTCCTTTTCAGCCTTACGCCTCATCTCATCCGTTTCCCACGGGAATGGATATAATACTTGTGGGGATGATACCTTTTTCCCGTCTATATGAGGAAGTATTGATATATAGGTCCATAATCTGGCATTTTCCAGCTCTTCTTTGCGTTTTCTTTCGTAAGCTTCTATATATAATGGCAAATCACACAAATCCATTTCCTCCATCGCATAATGAGCGTCCAACCCACCCATTACTAACATGGATACTATCTCACCAATACTACACGATATCCCCCCTTCTGATTTCGTATCATCAGATGATTCAGTTTCTTGGAATTGAGCCATTATGCCCATTGCCCTATCAAGTCTTAGCATCAGATCCTTAAAAATACCATCATTCTCCAATGCAGTTTTAAAGACCTCAAATGTATAAGGAGTGTTATCCACATTCATTACGTATAAAAAAGCATCGATATCTTCTTTTGATGAATAGTCCATCTGAGAGAAAGGCTTTTTCATCAATTGTTCCCATCTGATAATCATCCTCACGGTATATCTATGAAAAACAGCATTCTTTATCGGTTTTTTAGATGGAACCGGATGTTTTTCCTCTCGTAAACACCATCTTGTAAAAAAGAAGAGAATTATAATACAACCAACAGATATTATTACTAATTCCATATATTCTTATTTTAAAAAAGGCAGTCTGTATAACTGCCTTCTCTTATTACATTTTAATAATTACGCACCAGCACCATCCTCTAACGGGCCCGTACCTTGAAGCGTTACAGAACTTGTACAGATCGCCCCATTATCAGCCTTCATTGATAGTGCGGTAATGATTGCATTGCCTTTGACATATTCCTCCCCTTTAGGGAAGTCGCCTTCTGTTTCTTCTGTTTTGGCAATTACAAACGGAATTGGAGTACGCTTCTTCATCAATTCCTTCAACGTAACAAATGACATGTGCCCCGATTTTAAAGACAACATACTTTCGCTTGATACTGTATAACCTAACTGTCCTGTCAGGTATTCTTTCCAGTTACCCGACATCTTGTTGCTGGTATCAATTGTATCTGCACTAATATCAATGCCACACGATGTGCCAAAGGCTATCGGAACTATTTCTTTTGTACTTGGTTCTTTAGTGACTTCAACAAACAGCATTAACTTGTCACCGACAATCATGTCTTTACTTGAATCATACTTTTTTTCTGCCATAATATTTAAATTTTGATTATACCACTAACCAAAAATTTGTATGACAAAAACAGAAAAAAGGGATACTGAACTTAGTATCCCTTTGCTAATTATAAAGAACTGATCGAAAATTGAAGCACTTGAACGTACTTGTTATCAACATAATCCTCTGTAGAATCTTCCAAATGAATCGTCATTGTTGGATTTTTAAAACTTCCCTCCAAAGCTGAATATATCAAGGAAGCAATCTGGTTACTTCTGTCGTAGTTGTCACTGATCACACTAACATAGACGATAGGTATTTGACGGGCGACTCCCATTTTACTATACTCTTGCTGATATCCATCACGCTGATATACTATAAAATCACCATCTGTCCCATCCGGAGCCACTATAGGATAAATTTTCCTGCCGATAAAAGTGCTGACATCCTTAGATCCTAAAAGTATTCCACGTATTTCCGTGGTTATTCCAAACATATTCATACTTATCTTCTTTCATTGATTCGCTGGATAGCCCTTTTTAAGCCATCATACAAAAATCGCTCCGCCTTGGCCTCCTCAGATTTACGGGCATCCGACCAAAAACTATTCCCAGGCATAATACCGGATGTGCCAGTAAGCGGGTGTGGACGTTTTCTTGTTCCCATATCCACGAGATGAGCATGAGCTCCTGATTGTGTAAAACCGGACAGTGCACCTAACTTCCTTCTCTTTACTCTCGTAGTAAAAGAGCTTTCCAAATTTCCTGTAACCTTTCCACTTTTACGCATTCTTGCACGGAGATTGGTTTTTCCCTTACGCATGAAAACAGAAGCAGCGGATCTTAGTCCACTACGGATTGCTTTATCCTTTTCAAAATCCTCCAGATTCCGAACTAGATAATGAATATTTTCTTGATCTATTACTTTTAGCTCCATAATCATGTATCTATTCTACCAAGAGTTAAAATCAAAGTGTTATCTCTTTGAGGATCTATCATTTTAATCTCATATACATTATTCATGTATACAACCCTTTGCGTATTCTTTATCACGGGATATGCTCTTACCTGAAAAACAACCGTTCTTCCAATAAACTGCTCCATAGCACTTACCCCATCCTTATCCACTACTAATGACATCTTTCTACGATATCCCTTGCAACGAAAGATTTCCTCATACTCCTTCACCACAAACCCGGTATCAGATTGATGCTCTCTCAACTCTTTAAATACCAATGTCTCATATAACAATCCAGCTCTCATAAACTATAATCCCTATACAGGGATAGCAAATATTTAACCCCTTGTTCCAATGGGCGGCTTTGGATGGTAATAACCTCTTCCCTGTATGCATAATACGCCCCTATTGATAAAAGTATAGCCTGCCGTATCGGTGCCGGGATAGACTTACCTCCACCGATAGAGGTAAGCTCTTCCACAGACACACATAATTCTTTAGCAACTTTCTCTTCCGCTACTTCTATCAGGGACTCAATGTATGCATCATCCCCATCGTAAGCATCCTCTATGTTTAAATGCTTTTTAGCCAAATCCAAAGTCACATACATACCCATATTATTTCAATGACGCAACAGTAAATGACTCTTTGCGGATCATCCCCATATTCCAGTAAGAGTTAACTACCAATCGGACCATGCCCTTTGTCGCCTGAGTGTATGGATCGACCGTCATATCAATAGCACCCCATTGACCTAAGAAATAATCGGCCCAATTCCCAAACACGATACCAAACTCATCCGTACCTTCCCCTAATTCTTTAGGAATATTATTAGTACGCAATGCACGATATCCGTTAATCATTCCCTGTCCGTCATTGCCAAAAATAAAGCCCCCTGCACCCGAAGCATCCTTTACTTTTGTCTTTGCCTTACCTACCAAGGACGGATTCATTATATATGCAAGATTACCAAACAAAGCGTTGTTCAAATCTGCACCAGTTTCCATCGCTACAATCTGAGCCCATGTCATATCGCCTTTGATCGTTTTGCTAATATTGGCTTCCTGAAACATCCCATCTGGCACATTATCCGCATGCACTTCCTTTCCAAACGCAGTCTGCTCAATTTTCTGCGCGATAGCTATTGCCATCAACTGACGGATAAGTCCTTCGACACTACGGTTCTCTTGAATCAGTAACTGTTTGGAAAGATCTACGTATGCCGTCAGACGTTTTGGCGTGAACAAATTTCCTTTTTTGAACGTTCCTGCACCATCCTTGGCATCTGCATTTTCTCCTTCCCAAAATACATTTGTAGCGGAATGTTCCGGCCAATAAATGTTTCCAACCAGCCCGGTCATCATACGGACTCCCGCTTGAGACAATACAAGGTTGGATTCCAAAGGAAGAAGTAATTCTTGCTGCTCTTCATCAATCACCACCCCTGTAGTTTTTTCCGTGCCAGCCGTATATTCGGCACGCTTTGCATAGCTCATAGGAATGATCAACTCACCGCTATTTTCAGCCGTTGCCGCCACAGAACGATGAAGTTTTGTCGCTTCCTCGATAACAGCCGCCTCGCTCTCCCTTTGCTCGGTTTTATTCATTTGCGCAAGGATGGCACGGCGAAGAGAAAACTGTTTATTCGTGGACTCCATGCGTCTTGCAGGTGCCTGACGATTTTCTGTTTCCTTCTCATCTATTTCCAGATTGATTTCCGCCATACGGGTTTGATTTCTTCCCAATTCTTCGTTCTCTTCGGCTGTGAACTGACGCTTTTCTCCCTTTGCCGCCTCAATGATTGATCTAGAACGACTTTGTAACTGTTTTTTTTCGTCCTTTAATTCTGTGATACTTTTTTCTTTTGCCATAAAATTAAATATTTAATGATTTCTCAATATTTTGATAATATTCTTCTGGTATGGTTGCCTTTTTACGCAATTCTTCTTCTGCAATCTCTTTGCCGCGCATATAAACAGAAGTCTTGCTGTATGCGGCATTATATACAGGAGAAACATCATACAAATTCCCGATCTTAGAAACTGTACGCTTCCAAGTTCCATCATTCTTTTTCTCCCATGTATCCTTTTCAACGTCAAAACAGAAAGAGCTGGCCGATATCTCCCCTCTTCTTATGTTTTCTAACAATTCATCACCTAACGCTGTCTTTGGGGCTTCAAAACGATATTTTAGCCCTTTTTCATCCACATTTAAAGAAAGAGACCCACTTCCATTATTGCTTCTAGCTAAAATACCCCGGCTTTGGGAATGATTCAAAAGCGCAAAAACATCGCTCTTCTCTAATACACCGTCCAAAGCACCCCGCTCTATAACTTCTTCAAAATATAATCCGTCCGATGGCGTATTAAAAAGAATGGCATACCCCTCAACTGTACGTTTTTCTTCGCTTTCTCCAGTCACTTGAACCTGATAGGCTGTATTCCTTATCTCTCTTTTTTCGTCCATTTTTATACTCTTTTACCGACTAACCATTTTTTTGTATGACAAAAATTTATTTTTTATTCTTTCCCTACTGTTTTTTCATTTATAACAGGATTTTCTTCAACTCTCTGCACAACCGCATTGCTTAATGTTTGCATATTAGACTGCACAAAGGCGTTATCCCCACCTTCCAAGCGCGAGTACCCCAATTCGCGTCGCGTTTCATTTGGTGTTATACCGGCTATATAAGACATCTCTTTATAAAACGATGCCTGAGCCGCCTTATCAGTACGCAAAATGGCAGAAGTATCAAATTCTGCAATAATTCGTCCTCTTTCCGAAGGAAGAAATATTTTTCTATTAATTTCCTGTTCTATCTTCGTTATAACAGCCAATACCGTATCTGTCAAATACTGAAGCTGGGTAGCCTCAACCGTTGAATAGCTTGATTTGGACAAATCGAACACCTTTACAGGAGAAACAGAAAAGAAACGGCACATATCAACCACATTAAACATGCGGCTTTCAATAAATTGGCTATCTTTCGGGCTGATAGAGATAGGTTGATACTTCATATTCCCCTCTAATATGGCTATTCCATTTGGATGGCCATTCATAGGGTTGGTGCGTTCTTCCCACGTCTGATAAATCTGGTCCTTTTGTTTGCTGTCCAATCTGGCTCCTTCAACCGTCAATATACCGGCTACACTGGCTCCACTTTTGAAAAAACCTGCCGCGTGTTCTTCTGTAGACGTAGATATATCAATTGTCTGTCTGGCATGTTCCAAAGTAGAAACACCAATTATACCATCATAAGAAAAATTAAGTACGTGAAACATATCCCGCGGTTCTACAAGCTCCTTGAATCCTACCACCTGATAACGCTTCCGCATAATTCCCTTCTTATCCTGTATCCATACAATGCTCACCTGACCAGAAGGAATATAAATCAACTGTGTTACATTTAAATCCTTGTCTCTTTCAATATATGCATATCCGTTCCCCGTAAGCAACACCGAAGCCATAATCGTTTTAAAAAACACATACCGTGTCATATCCTCATTCGGCTCCATATCCAAAATGTAATAAGCCGGGTGGTTTTTAGCCTCCTTCTTAAAACCATCCTTATCCAGTTCGTAAGTCTTCAACGGCAATACAGCAACACTATCCGAAATCAAATCAACACAACGATACACTGTAGAAAGAAGCATAGGCTTGCTTCTGCTGGCCAGTATCTGCCTTCCCCCCGTATAACTCCATGCAGTTACACGGGAAGTCTCCACTTTTGACGCTTTTCTAATTTCTAATCCAAAAACTTTCATTTGCTCGATTTTATCAGCTAACCTTTTTTTTGTCATACAAAAAGGTGTTTTATTCATCACGAACAAAACACCCCTCCCTGTAACAGTAATTATATTATGAATAAAGTTTTAAAGTGCCTTACATGGGTAATACATCAGGATGTTTCTGATAATATATCTTCGTCAACGCTTGCTTCAGTTCCTGATAGTTTTTGATGAAACCAAGCTCAATCCATTGGGCTATCTGTTGTTCCAACTCGTACATCTCACGTATCTTAGCCTCATCACCAATCTTATTACGCATTTCTGATTCATGTTTGCCATAGACTATGATGTTTAGAGACTTGGCTAAGTCCTTGACTTTTTGTTTAAACACATGTTCGGGAAGAATGGAAGAAACAGCCGTACACATTCTAGGATATGCGTCACCTGCAAGATTGCGGAATTTAATCATTTCATCATAAACGAATTTTAGAACATCATATTTAAATGATGGATTTATCCACATTGCAAAATCAATAAAAAGCAGTGGATGCATCCATGTACCCGCATTATCACCCTTATTTGCTCTTGATTTATGATAGGGGTAATTACCCGTATCATAATTTTCCCTTTTCATTATAGTGTAAATAAACTCTTTAGTAGAAGACAAATCGAAGTAGTCATTAACTTCTTTCCTCATACCTTTTAATTGATTCCACTGTTTTAATAATTCTGTTGCATTGAAAAACGCATCTTTCGTTCTCTGAATTACTTTAAATTCACCCATTGGGCGAATCATGATTTGATTCGTCTTCATAATTTTTAATTTTGATTATACCACTAACCAAAAATTTGTATGACAAAAACAGAAAAAAAGAAGACTATTCTCACGAACCATCTTCTTTACATATTAATGAAAACAAACCAAATCTCATTATAAACCTTATAAATGTATGACAAACTAATAAAATTCTCCATATCTCGGAGACATCAGATAAACGCCTAACGCCTCAAGCATGGCTATCACCCCATCAATCTTCTTTTCTTCGAACTGCTTACTTGGCTTTGTATTTCCGTTCCTGTCCCTTGCCATAACCACATTCCTAAAACAATGGCGGTTTATCACATTATTATCAATTATCGCCTTTCCCGAAAGCATCAGGCGTTCCATTTCTTTTGTCGGTCGATTAAAATTACCTAAAGCCTGACTGAACTCCTGCATAGGCAATGCCTTCTCCTGTGCGTTTATCACAAATTGGGTTGCATTCCATGCATCATAGGCAATCTTTTGAATATAAACCCTATCCCTTATATCAAGTATATCGTTCAATATATAGTCGTAATCCGTCACATTACCCGGTGTGATTGTAATCAACCCCTTTCTTCTCCATTCCCCATAAAGCTCCTTGAATCTCTTTTCTTGCAAAGCCATTTCGGGAAGGTAATATTTCACTTTAAAATAATATTTTTCCGCCGTTGGGAACATGAATGCCGCACAAGTCAAGTCACTTGTACTGGAAAGGTCAATCCCCATATAACAATCCATATCCCTAAATTTTTCAAAATCCACATCAGAGGAAGAATCAAGTATATAATGTTCTGGAATCCATACCGTCTCAGCATCACACCACATATTTATATTCTTTGTTTTTATACCAACCTCTTCTGATGGAGAGTTAATGGCTTTCTGAACCTGTTCACGTAAATATTTAGTTTTTACCGTAACACCTAAATTCGGATTACTTTTCCCCCACACAGCCTCATCTTTCCAATTATCACCTTCATCCAATGAATAAATCAAAGCAAATATCGTATCGTCTGTTTTCAATCCCTTAAGAATCTCAGTGCACATTTCCCGATACTGATAGCAAGGACCAAGTTTATCAAAACCTGCTGTAGTGATAATAATTCCCATTGGATCATCACGCATACCCTGTCCGGACTGAAGCACATCTTTCAAACCCGAGTTTTTAGCTGCATGATACTCATCCAAAAGAAACATTGACGGATTGGGACCGTCCAGTTTTGAAGAATCAGCAGCTAGAACCTTCATAAAGGATAAAGTCCTATCAAAATTTATTTGGTCTCTAAATGATTCTAGATATTTGTGCTTAGGATCAAGACCAGATACAAAGTTACGACACATTGTAAAACTAACCTTCGCCTGATCCTTGGAATTAGCAGCTAGATAGACCTCTGCATTAGCCTCACCGTCTGCTATTAAATGATACAGGCAAAGAGCCGCAGCAAAAGCAGATTTTCCATTCTTTCTAGCCATTTCTATATAAACAAAAGACGTAAGACGGTTCCATGTCCCGTCTTCATCCTTTTTATAAAACCCATAAATATTGGCTACCGCAAATTCTTGCCACGGAAGCAAAACAAACGGCTTCCCAGCGTGCCTACCAGTATAATGCCTCAACAATGCAATAAATTCAATGGCGTAATCTACTCTTTCCTCCCTGAATTCAACATCATCCCTTTCAAACAAACTATAAAAACGCTCTACAGCCAGTTTGATATATTCTCCTACTAGAACTTTCCCATCACGCACATCCGCGGCATACTGATAGTATTTCTTCATCGCTTAGATTTTGAACCCTTTCTGATAAATTCTTCCAAAGGAGATTCCTCATCATTGTCAGACTTCATCGCTTTTATAGTTCCACGACTTTTTATAGTAAGACCGTATTCGGTCATTATCTTCATTACTTGCGCATAATTCTTGGTCGCTATGTTCTGAGCAGGATTAGCGGCCTTCTCATACTTGATCATTATTACGGGACCTTCCTCTAATAATAATTTGGTCGCTTGTAAATACATCTCATAACTCGTAGCCAACATCCTTAATGCACCAATATCTATATTCTGAATTGCCTTTCTCGCATTCAACTCCTTTACTACATCTTTCATAAATTTCTGTGTTTCCGATGAGAGATGCTCTGGCATTATAAATTTTACCATATTACTTTTTTTATAAAACCGTTATTTTGTCATACGTCATTTTTAACTGTTAATATTTTAACAAATTCAAAATTTGAAAAAGTTCCGTGCGTGTGAAGAAGGGTGGGGCGAGGTTGGGAAGATCGTTTTCTAGAAAAAATCCCCCCCCTATCTTCTTCCTCGTCTTGCTACATCCTTCTTTATCTCATTATTGTTGTGGATACGTTGATGACATCTCTTGCATAAACTCATAAGGTTGTCATAATCGTATGCGAGTCTTTTCCTTTCATTTATATCATCTACTCCCATGAAAGATACAATATGATGTATATCTTCTGCCGGGACAGTATTGCCATCCTTTAAACACAATTCACATAAAGGATTATTAATCAATTTCCATTCACGCAATCTACGCCATCTCTCAGAATCATATATCTTTCTACGCTCCTGATTATACATATTATTCGTCTTGGGAATCATTTTCTTTACTTTTTCTATAGTCGGCATAAGGTATCTCTTTTAACAATTTATTATCATTTATAGTTTGAAATTCGATCATCTTAAAACGATAATGAAAGTATTCCACTAACTCCTTATCTGTATTAATAGCGGATGCTCTCTTATCTTGTGATACATAAAGGACTGTATCTTGAAATATATCTTCATAACTTTTTGAACAGAAACAGCCATAACTACGATACCCGCATAACTCTTTCAGCTTTGAATAATTACGCTCAATCATAGCCATAATCCTTTTATTAATCTTTCCTGTCTTTATTCTTCTCATTGTTGATTCTCCAATTTCCCGATTTATCAATCAGTTCCTCCACGCATCGCATTATCATACCTCTAACTATCACAGAAGTATTCGTCCCTGTAATATCAGATAATTCGCTTAATAGCATAGATGTTCGGTCATCCACCCTAATTACTAATCTTCTATTTTTACCCATATTCTATGCTATTTGAATTAAATAATTGCACAATCACATGTTTCAACCTAGACTTATCCCTCATGATTCACCTCCTTTAATCTTTTAATTAGTTCATGCAGTACTCCGTCAATTATTATTCCGTTATTTACTTCCATAATCAATCTCCTTTTTCTTTGTCTGAAATTCTTCTTTGTTCATTTTTATCTTCTTTTGATGATTTTACAATTATAGAGTTGTCCGATCTAGGGCAAACCAACACAGTTCCTCTATCTGTTGTTATTCTTACATTATGAGCATCTATCACTTTAATAATAAAATCGCCAACCACGTAGGTTGATATGTTATTCAGTTCTTGTTGTATCATAACTCACACGCTTTAAAATCTTCATCACACTCTAAACACTCCCATTCATATTCAGGGTTTCTACTTGGCACCAGCCTACTGCCGCATTGGGGACATGCCGGGAGCAGGCCTTTGATGAATCCAACCTCAATGCCAATTCGCTCTCCGTCATGTATAGCATCAGCCATTTGCAGATCCGTTTCTACCATTGTTTCACTGTCATCATTATGCAGTACATACAATGTGGCGAGGTTGGCTTTCCACATCTCCATTGCATAATTGTCTGGTACTACCAACCAAACAAATCCATCTTTAGTTACTTTCGTTTCCATTGTAGATTTACACTAATTCAATTATAGCCTTCTTTAAATTAACAAATAAAGGTATTGCTGACATGCCCCCATTGTAATCCAACTGTCTTAAAGATGGGACAACCTCTCCGTTATCATCAATTTCATAATCTGCGATATAGGCTAACTTCTTTGCTTCGGGAACCAATATCCTTTCATTGTTCCTTTTATGAGCCATGACCGTTATACAGACTTTGCTTCCAATAGGGAATACTTGGTTGGATTCAATGTATTCCTTTTCCAACTGTTCCTTTTCTCCATTCAATTCTTTTAGTTTTAAATCAATGGCGTATCTTTTGCTTAAAAATTCTTCCTTATTCATCTTTTTTGCCATTATCTACAATAGTAAATTCAACTAATTCAGAGGGAAAAACATCAAGAGATCGCTTTTTACCTTCAGGTAAAACTGAAACTCTTGCATTACCTAAATATTGAAATATACATTGTTGATATCGGTTAAGAACCTTAAATCGCTTTCCATTCTTCTCAATCACCATTCCTTTACTAACAGGTCTTCCTGTTGAATCAACCAACCATTTATCCAGAAAAGATTCCTCCAATTGAGCAATTTTTTGTTTAAGCGGAGCAATCTGTTTTTTATAAGCATCTTCAAAAACTTTAATTTCTAAATAAATAGCTTGTACATCTTTCGTGAGTTGTTCAGCATCTGCAATGCGGTTGCTGTATTTATCATCTGATTCTTTCATTTCTATATCGTTTTAAATCGAATACCAAGCCAAATGTCCGTAGGCGGATTCTGACATGCTTCCATATTCGTTTACATGGTCAACAAAATCCTCCAAAGGAACGGCATCTATCTCATTTCTTGCTTTGACAATGAGAGCACCACCAGTGATACTTACCTGAACGGTATCCCAGGAAACGTACTTCTGGCATTCTTTGGTCAATTCACTTTCTATTACTGCCAGTCGAGCAAAGGTGGAGTTATATTCTCCAGCCAGTTTTTCTATCTTATTCATATATCTCTAATTTTGAATTATTTTTTTATAACTACCGCCATTGTACTAATAGAAGTGCCACTCT